ATATTCAAAATATAATACTTGAATACTGTTATATTGATCATCTTGTCCATAATAGTTTCTAGTATAATTACTATTACCAGGATATTTTTCTATTTCTTTTAATTCTTCGTTACTTAAATAAGGAAATTGTTTTTTAAGTTCTTCTAAACTAATGCTTTTAACTTCCCCTACATAATAAATATCTTGAAAATTAGGATCTTCCGTATATGAATAAATTAAATTTGAAGGATCTACGTAATCTACAGTAACACCATTAGCTAAATTAAAATTAGTTTTAACAGCAGATATTCCTAAAACAGTTAGATCATAAGCTAATTGTTTTTTTATTTCATCATATTTATTATAACTTAATACATTTCCTATAACTTCTTCTTCTGCTATTTCTATAGACTGTTTATAGCTTAACTGTAAAAATAAATCTAATTCTTCTTGGTTTTTAGGTAAGTTTTCAGGTTCTGGAGATGAATAAAAGTTTTTACCAGTTGCTTCATTTAACTGGTCAATCATTTCTTTGTTTTGTATGTCTCTTAAAGCATTAAATGCAAAATCTGTTCTTTGTTTTAAAGCAAAAGGATCTGAAGCAAAACTATTTATTCTATAATTTCTTTCAGTCATACCATTAACAACTATATCTACAAATTTAGATAATACTGCAACAGGCTTCCAGTCTAAGTTTAAATAAGATAAATCGCCATTAATAGAGAGTTCGTTTTTGTATTTTTGTACAGACTGTTCTCCACGAGCATACAATTTAAGTTCATGAAAATATCTCCAATTACTACTAAACCTATTGTCAGCACCTAATCCTCTGTCTCCTCTAAACCACTCTTGCTCTATCGCCTGCCCCACAAGTCGACCATATTCTAAAGTATTTTTCTCTGCGTCCGGTACTACCTGACTTGGAAAAGAACTATTTGTGTTAGTATAAATCATTTATTTTATTATTTGTGACATATTTCCCTGGTTATTATATTTCTTAAATCCTAAAGGAAACACTTCCTTTTTTAATTTAAAAATTGGCACATATTTATTTTTATTGCAAGCCATAATAGCTAAGCCAGAACTAATAGATGCATCATGTGAAGTTCTATTATTTATATTAAATTTAGCCCAATCTTCTAATGTTCTTTGAAAATACATATCTCCGTAACCATTTTGTTTTAATCCAACAAAATCTTCTATATAAGATTCAATAGCGGCTGCGTGAGCTTGTTTAATATCTTCACTTGAATTAGGTATACCACCTATTTCTTTTTCTGTAACAGACAATTTATTATAAATTTTATCTGGTCTATTCATTGCAAAACCTCTGTAACCTCTTCTTTTAAAATGATACAATAATCTAGGTTTATTATTCTCTGCAAGTATAGGCATACCATAAAATATGCAGGCCATTAAAACATCTTCAAAAAATATTTCTGCAGTTTGTGGTCTAGCTATATATTCTAAAAAAAATCTATTAGGAGGACAATCATCCATGCTAAATTTACTTAAACCATGTAGCGAACCGTTTGATCCTCTTCGATCTACTGTTCCTGATATATCATAACTATCACAACCAAAAGCACCCATGTGCTCATTACCTGGATATTTAACACCGTTTTTTATTATATAATTATTTTGTGAATATAAAGATGGTACCCATGATATGTAAAATCTACCATTGGAATTAGGATTAAATTCTACAACAGAATCTTTTATTCCATTTTGCCAATTAAAACTTCCACGTGTAACTAAAGTTTTATTATTTAACTCTTCGTTAAAATCAATTTGATCATAAATTTTCGTTAGATTAAATAAAGATTGTTTTGATTCATCTCTAAAAGCGTGTTGCTCTGTACGAGGAAATTGTCTATAATATTCATTTAAACTATCTTGATCACCTTTTAAACCATCTACTTCATTTTCCCAGTGCTCAATGACACCGATGTCAATCTTTTGACCATCGATTCCTTTAGCTGCTTGCTTTGGAGTTTCAAAGACAGGGTATCCATAAGTATCAATGTATCCTTCGTAGTTCCACTCCATAGGTATAAACAAAGAATATAATCCTGAGCTAGTCTGTCCATTTCGGTTTCTTTTTTTGACATCTGAGGTATAATATAATTTTTTAAAATTAGCTCCGCCTTTATCTAAAGCATTTGATGTACTTCCCATCATGCACTTGCCAATTATTCTACTTCCTAGTCTTAACGTTGTTTTTGTAACACGCCAGTTATTAAGGATATTTTCCGGCTTTTCCCATTTACCTGCTTCATCGTGTACAAGGAGCATAAGTTTTTCACCGTCATAGGAGTTATCTCCAGTATTTTTCCAGTCGATTGTTGTATCGAGTCCAACCATTTCTTCAAGCCGTTCATTAGCTTCAAGTTTTTTTCTTGTAAATTTAGACGCTGGGACTCTGTACGCAAGTTCCGTTTTTGGTCTGTCCATACCGTCTTGTATCGGTTTGAAGAAAAACGGGTAGTTAACTGAGATTGGGACAATTTTATCTGTAAACATCTTTTTAGCATCCGCTCCAGATTTTGAGAGAACACCGAATCTTGAATCACTTGAGATTGTCGCCAAATTAACCGTTTCACCGGACGCCATAAAAGAGAATCCTGACCTTCTGTTTTTAAGGTATGCCATGCCATAGCATCTTGTATCTGACTTGCATGCTTCCCAAAAGATATAGAATAATCTATTTGCTTCTCTAAAGTCTGGTTGCCCAACGTCAATCTTTGACCATTGCAAATACATGTAGTGAGTGCCAGTAATATAGGTAGGAATACCTTTGTTGTAAAACCAGAAACCTTCGTCTCTTCTTTTAAATTCTTCATCAATATAGTCGTGTAATTGTTCTTTAAAAGTATTAGGATAAGTTTTCCAATCAAATATTGTTTTAATATTTTTTAGTTCTTTCCTTTTTTCAAATACTTCCCAATACTGCTCAGACTCTTTTTTAGATCTTTTATATGTATTGTTTTCAAGTGGTAAAGCTATAGTAAGATTTTGTATTTCGTAAATTTCTCCTATTTGCCCAGTTTTACTTATAACTATAATATCATAATCTTTGTTATAACCATATTTCCATTTTTTAGACTTATTAAGTCTTTTTACAATGTGAGGTTTAATTGGTGTAACTATTTTATATAAAGTTTGCTCGTACATTACTTAGATCTTTTTTCAGCAAATCCACTAAAACTTTTTTCTTTTTTTTCTACAATTTTGTTACCTAAAATATTACTTTCTTCTTCAATTCTAGTTAGTATTTCAAAAGCATCAAATATAGCTAGCTTTTTAGTTGCTGCAGCATTTTTAAGTCTGTCAGCACTTATATCATCATCTGAATCTACAATAGCTTCTTTAGCAACTTTAATAAGTTCTTCAACCGCTTTGTGCCCAGCTAGGATTATATTCTGTTTCGTTTCCTTGACGTTCATACTTAATTACAATATCATTTGATTTCATACAATATAATCTATCGTTATTAACAATAAATTCAAATTCGCTGTTAGGTGTAAACCCTACAGCGTCTCCCTCGGTTATTTCTATATCTTCTAAGAGCTTATTACCATATTTTAATATACCAATAAGTTTTTGTTCTTTTTCAAGCTCTAAATCATTATTATTTTTTAAAGGCATTACAAAACAACGATCGCCAAAAGACTTCCAAGTGTTTTTGTTTTTGTATAAATATATTTGATCTACTTGACAAAAGTACAAATTATCTTTAAAAAATTTACTACTGTTTTTTTCTTTACCTTTTGTATCATAATATCTTCTAAAAATGTTATGATGAATAATAATTTTATCACCTATATTTATAGGGGTATAATAGGCTAAAGGTATAGACACAACCTCAGCTACATTGTTTACAAATTTATGTTTTTCTATACTAGTATTTAAAATTAATTCTTTATTGTTAATATTAATTTTATTATCATAAATTTCACCAACAGGTTTAATTATAAAATCATAAACACTTTTCATTAATACTCTAAATCATACTCAACAGATATAGCCATGTTAGAATTAAATTTCTTCCACGGCAATACCTCGTTGTTTTTTTTAATATAAATATTATAAGAACTATCCTCTTCATCTAATACAATATATGCTATATCATGTCCTCCATAAACTGGTTGTCCAACAGAGTAGTGCATAGCATCATTTTTATAGTCTGAGCCAATACTAATTTTTCTTATAACTGAACTCATTATTCTTTTTCTTTCTCTTCTTTTTCTTTACTTTTAATAGGTTCGTACGTCCCGTCTTCTAAATTAATATTAACCGATCCATACTTTTCTTCTAATTCTTTTTTATCCTTTAAAACTTCTTTATTTATTTCACCTATTTCATGTAATAAACCATGTTTTTGACTAGACAAAACACCTATGTTGTTTAAAAGTAAGTTTAATTCTTTTTGTTGTTTAACTAATTTTTCTAATTCTTCTTTTGTAATTTTACTCATTTTGTTTAATTTAATTTAATTTAATTTATTGTCTTAATATATATAGTCACTTGTTTTTTTAATTATTTATTTACCTACAATTATATCTGCTTCTGTTACAGTTGCCAATGATGTTACATAATCTACAACTACAGGTAATATTGTACCGGCAGGAACTCCTTTAAACGTTATTGCTTGAGCAGAAATTGGTGTTCCACCACCTACTTTATGTACTTTTATTTTAGCTGTTTTATTTGCTCCATCAACAATAGTAACAATATCATTTACATTATATCCAGATCCTCCCGCAACTATATCTACGCTTTGTACCTCACCTCCACCACCTACTCCAGTTATCTTAAGTGTTAAACCTGTTGCTAAATTGTTAGAGCATTCAGTGGTAAGAACTGTAGCGGCTACAGTATAACCAGTACCTTCGCTAGTCCCCGGGACAACGGCTCCCCATCTGAACTCTTCAGCATCACCTAATGTAACTCCTGGTAATATAACTGATATATCACCACTTACACCTACGTATAGCACAGAGCTATTTAAGTTTGTTCCTAGTGTTCCCGATTGATTTTCAAAAACCCAAGCGGGTAAACCATTAGGAGCGCCAACTAAACCTGTTAAAGGCATAGCTCTACCTATTATTGAATCTGATGTTTTAAATAATCCCATGTCTATTTATTTATTTTTTTTATTTTTTCAATTGATCGTCCACCAAAATAGGCGCCGATGACAGTAAGTAATACAAGTTGTAGAAGTTCTGTCCATTTTTCTTCAACGTTAAATTGTATTGATCCAGAGTCTATAAATACCATTAATATAGTACTTATAATTAAAAATATTAACACCAAAGGTCTTACGGATCGTGTTAACCAATTGCCATGCTGTAGATCTGATTGCCATCTTTCAGTGATATTTTTTTGCATTTCAGCTTCAGCTTTAATAAATATTTGAGTCATTTCTTTCTCAAATTTTGCTTTTTCCTCTTTAGTGTGGATAAATCTATCAGCTACTCCGGCTAATTTAGATAATATGCCTCCA